ATTTGAGTAGACGAAGATATTTATTTTTTTTCCGGCGTCGTTTGAATTTCCGATTTGAAACATAACCTTTCCAACAGCATCTGCTGGACTGTCCTCCATCTTAAACCATAAAGAAATGGTGGCGAGAATATCACCCGAAACACCGCTTATGTTGTTTCTTGCGACGACTAAAGCTTTATTATGATCCGTGAAATTCAAAGCCTTCTCATTCGCATCATACGAAGCTGCTCCTACAAAAACTCCATCATTCCCCCTCCCACTCGTGTCCCGCACAGCCCCCTCGAACGTGGGGTTCGTCGAGGTGTTGTATTCCACGACGAGTCGGTCCCGACGGGGTGTATCGTCCGCGTCGAGGGGTGGACCTATGCGGGGAACGTCGAGGTTTTTCGTGAGGGTCAGTTGGCCGTCGTGGAGGACGGATTGACCCTGTTCACGGGTGCCGAAAATATCCCACCGAGCTATTCCCGCATATTGATAATTATTCATTTCTTCTATGACGAGACGGAAATACTTGAATGTCTGTGTAGATACGGTCGGGGGAGTGTACCTAACACTTTCGTATGCATGCGTCCTCGTCACATTCGTAAAATTGTGTAACGATGTCCACATACCCGATAAATCGTTACTTCCAAGGATGTGTCCAGCCCGTGGTTGACGACCTATACTATGTTGTGGAGCTTCAATATCCGAATACCTATAGTTAATTTTATACGGAAACTCTATTTGGAGCCAGTGTCCCATTTTAGTAGCACCTTCTACGTTTGTAGAATATATGGGATCCGTCGAACCAGCGAATTCACCATTTGACGTGCTATAACTGGGTACACTTCCTGCATCGGATTGTGTCCACCAGTTTGCAGAAGTACCGGTCGAGTTCTTGTTGAATGCCTTATACGATTCATAACCCGAAGTATAGACGTTACTTTCGCTTGTGCAAAATTCCCCGTGACCTTCTATGTATGTTTTGTATCCCGTCATAGCCCTCGGAGGAAACTCTTCCACGGTGTGCGGTTCATCCGCCACACTCAAGGATCCTTGGGGTGCATCCGTGCCGATCCCCAATTTTCCTTGTTGAAGCACCATCTGCGGTTTCGCACGCCCGAACTCCTCCTTTTGGGCATCCCAAATCTCGAGGGCTTGGTCCTCCTCCACAAACTTGTCGTAAACCCTAAAGTTGGCCACCTTGTCGATGTTTCCACCGCCGATCTGGATAGGGATGGAGTCGACGCCTGTACCGTACCAATTAAATTCACCTACATTCAAATATGCATAATTGACGGACTTTATCATCACGATTGCAAAATACTTGAAAGACGTCGAAGTAGTTATAGGGTAATCAGCACCACTCGCGTTATCTGGGATCGTAGAGGTGTCGTTTTTATTATAAAGTAACGTCCAATCGCTATCATCATTACTCCCGTACAATCTCCACTCATAAGGTGCGGATATAGACTGTCCTATTCTAGGAACAATATTCAACTTCGATAACAGAATTTTATGTGGCATTTTTATTTTGTGCCATTCACCATTCGGAATTTGTCCAGATACTCCGCCAACAGTTCCCCCTAAATTGGTACTACCGTTATATGTACCGGTAGTAGCTCCAGAGGCTCCGGAAGCACTTCCATTGTAATTTCCCGGACCAAACGTGGTAAAATTACTAGTATCTTCGTCATACCAGTTCGCCATCGTTTCGCCATCATAACTCCTCGAAAACTCATACCCTCTTATAGCATAAGTAAGACCATCGGCATCGGTTGTATTCGTTATCTTAATGTGCGGATACTTCAAGACATTCGTTGGATCGGGAAGGCGAACCAGGTCGTTCTCGCGGTGGCCGTAGTATTCGAGGTTGCCTATACCTACCCAATCTGCTGTCGTCTTAGGTATACCGGTAGGGACCAGAGCTACCCTTTTATAAGATTTATTAGAGTTTATACTTATAGTTACAGGTCCATTAGCATAATCGGCCGCGGTAATACCAGAAAATTGTTTCATTTCTTCCCAGGTTATTCCATCATTACTTCCGTAAAATCGACCAGATGCCGGTGATCTATCGGTATTTGCGTTTCTATGTGTAATTTTTACATAATTAACACGTAAACGGTGTGGCATTTCAAGTATAATGTACTCACCATTTACAGTTGCCGCACCACCAGAATCCGTTCCAAGATTTCGAGGGTCGGCGGCTGTGTATGAACTACCAGTATACACGGGATCTAAAGACACCCATCCAAGTGCGGAGCCAGTGGTGGTAGAGGAATTGAAGGCGTACCAACCAAGATAATCCGTTGTCGAATTCGAATGGGTACTACTCACACTTACCACATACCCACCCTGTGAGAACCCCGTCATCGCGAAGGGTGGGTAGTCCCCAAAAGTATCTTCGGCTTGGTCCTCGGCCACCTTACGTCCATCGAGGTAGGTTACTCGGGAGCCACCTTCACCTTGGTACGTGTACGTGAGATTGTGCCACGTGTTCGATTGGAGGTCCAAGTTCACAGAATCCAACTTTTCCTCCGAGGCGATGGAGAAAACGCACGTATTGGAGACGTTCGCTTCCAAATTAGAAGAATTGAACCACACGGAAACTGCATGGGGTTGGTCACCCTCGAGGAACGTATTTGCCTCTACGGCAAGGTTAGACGTGAGCGTTCCGTTAAGGGTCCAGTATTTACCGTCCGTGACGTACGTCGATTGGTTCCCCGAAGGATCGGGACCACCCGAAATCTGGTTCGTCCCTACTCCCGTCGCACCATCGACGAGGACTTGGACCCCTGTCGTTTGGGGGTTATTAAAGCGGGACTTAATGGTCGTATCGACCGAATGGTCACCCGCGGGTGGGTCTTCTTCGTAGCCATAGTATTTGAGTTCGGGAACGCAAAGGTAATAGTCACTACCCGCCGCGAATGTTTTCGTTACGATAAATGCATAGTATTTATAGTAATTGTTCGTCTGCACATCAAAAGATGCAGTCTGCGATGCACCTGTGAATCCAGAATTCGCGAACGTATGTACATGTTCCCAATTTGAATCGTCGTTACTTCCCCAAACTTGTCCAGCTTCTGGTCCCTGTGCCCAATGCGTCGCATGATTCCTCGAAGTGAAAACGTATTTGTCTAATTTTATTTTGTTCGGAAGTTCCAGTTTTAACCATTCACCGTATGGAGTCGAATCAGACGCTGATAATCTTGAGGCGGTTGTTCCGGTTGTGTTCGCGTTACCGTTTGTATCATAGTTTAAACCTGAGAGAAGCATCCCAACTTCGTAGTCTATCCCATTAAACGCTTTCCACGGGTGATTCGAGGTATTTACAAAACCACTTACTGTGACTTTATAACCCGCTTGGACATAGGTATTCGTAGACTCATTAGAGTCGAACTTTCCCTCCTCGAAGATAATCTCTGGATACTTCTTAAGCGTCGGGCCGATTCGCCCGTGCGGACCCGAAACGTCCGTGATCACGTTGGAATTGTGCTGGATACCTTTTGTCTGAATGCGACCCGTCGTCGTATCGACCATGGTATTCGACGTACCGACGAATGTGACCATGTTCGCGTTCCGGATCTGTAGATTATCGATCGTCTGTTCCAGCGACATATCTACTATGAAGGGAGGTTTTTTCTTACAAAGTGGGTTGCACTTTGGAGGAAAAGAACGAGTGATACATCACTCGGGAGGGACGGGCCAAACAGGATTGACTGGATCCTCTGTATTCGCGGGAAGGTCACGAAGGGCTTGCATGTAGGTTTTCCACTCTTCGGGGACGGGTACACCCGTCGTGAAAGCGCGTATAGCTACCCAATCACTCTCGGCGAGGCGCTGGTTACGTTCTTGACGGAGTTCTTTCCATGGCTCAGATGTCAAATGTTCGTTCCATTTTTCCGTTATTTCTTCGAGAGTTGGTTTTGGGAGAGTGTTTTCTTCATACCATCTTAAGGTCTCGTAATCGTTATTATCTATATAAAATCCCTGACCCGAATAGTACTTTGCTATTACGAAACCTATATCGACCATATTTAATTTTATAGGAGATATTTATTGACACACTTCTTGTGCTGATATGCTACTAATTCCGCGTCCATGGTACGATTCATTACCAGCAGCTCCTTCATTATAAGCTCTATTTACACATACATAATATGAAGCATGATACGTCCAACCCTCAACCGTATACGTAATTGGTTCTAGACCATTCGCATTATCTAATGTAAAAAATGATGCAGATCTAGTACTACCATCGTTATTACCAAATGCATCTGTGGTTGTGGCTCTACTTGTAGTCGCATGATCGAGTGGTCCCAAGTCTGACCGAAAATATGAAGTACTTGAACCCCGTGTTCTCTTTAGTCGAAAAAAATTTCTACCCCACCCTCCATACAGTATATGGTAACCGACATATATTTTACTATTTGCAAATTTAGGGTGTATAGTTATAGATAACCCACCAATATCTGTTACTGAAGTACCTGAAAAGAATGATGTATCTGTTTTTGTAGAACTTACAGTCTGTATGGATAATCCAGGTCCTCGAATAATTCCTCTCACATCCAAAGCCGCCCGAGGCTCCGACGTCCCAATCCCGAGCCGCCCAGCCTTGAGGGTCATGGACAAGTCCCCGTGCCCGAAATACTCTTTCTGATAGGCGTAGAGTTGGTAGATTTCGTCTTGGGACAAAGCTCGGTTGAAGAGGCGGAAATTAGCAATTTTGCCATCCCAAGAAGATTGCCCATATGGACCATTGGCGTCGTACCAATCACCTATAAGGATAGTATCACTCGCGCTCCAATTAAAAGCACTGTTTACACTACTAACCTGTACTCCAGTTATTTCTACACCGTTTAACCATATACGAATATTATCAGCTCCGTCACCGGGATACACTACCACTATATGATTCCACATATCCTCTAAAAAAGTTGTTCTTGGAAAGTTTTTTCCACCACTACCAGCATGCCAAAAACGAAACGTCTGGTTCGGCAAGGTCACGGGGCTCCAACAAGAAAGACCGGCGTGTAGATTATTACCATATCCAAAACTATATAGACCGTGTTCGGTAGTCATATCAGATTGTGGTTTATCGGACCAGAACCAAAGAGATACCGAGTGTACCTGATCCCCTGTAAATCCTATTGGCGCAGTTATAATATAATCACCCGTTCCATCTAAATCGAAAGCTCCATCCGATATCTGTGGGTTACCATAAGCTGTTCCGTTATTGGTCGTACCACCCAAACCCGTTATATCACCCGCCGCCGTCGAAACGGCCCCATCTGCTAAATCCTTCGCATCATAATACACCTCCAACCAATCCGTATTCGGGACGTTGGGAACCGACTTGACCACCACATCAGTCCCGTCAGCATCGGGGTCGTATTCGGGGACGCCATAGTATTCGAGTTCTCGTATGGATACACCCAGTGAACTTATAGCAGATTTTCTAGCTACAATCGCAAAGAACTTATAATAATCATTCGCATCGATATTAACTATCACACCAGAGGGTGAAGTCTGGGCAGGTGCTTTACCCGTAAATAATCCGAGACTTGTCCAGGTATCTCCAGATTGTTTTTTTGCATATAAAATGAAATCGTCTATGGTATTCGTAACGGGGCTATAACTTTGTGATACCAGTCGTAGATATTGTAATTTGATAGACTCTGGAAGTTCTAGTCCAAGCCATTCTCCTAATTCCGTTTCCGTTGCCAACCGTGTATTTCCGTTATATATACCACCCGTACCGTTATATTCGGTACCTGCGGAACCCCCCGAATACCACCCAACACCATCACCCGGCATGCCATCAAATGCTTCCCATTCCTGATAACTGGAATTACTCGCGTTGGAACGTGTAACTTTGTACCCACTTTCATACGCGTTATAGGAAGCACTCGTCAAATTCACCCTCGGATACTTGATGAGTTTCTTGGAGCGGGGAAACTCTGTGACCACGTTAGAGTTGAGTTTGATGGAGGCTGTATTAGCGGTATGGAGCATGTTAATATCCCCTTCGAGTCGGGTATTCCCCACCACATGTAAATTAGATGTAGGCCCACCAACACCCACACCGACACCGAGGCTTCCTGTAGTCGTATCGATGACCGTATTCGACGAAGCCCCGACGAAAGTCACCTTATCGACGCTCTTGAAATCGAGCGTGCCTTGGGGTGTTGCGATAGGCATATCTACTATTTGGTGAGAGTATTTTCTTGCAAAGTGGGTTGCACTTTGGAGGAAATAAGAACGAGTGATACATCACTCGGGAGGAACTGGCCAAATGGGGTTTTTTGGGTCTTCAGTCACTGAGGGGAGATCACGAAGGGTTTGACGATAGTCGAGCCATGCCTGCTTTAATTCGTCGGTTTTATGGGGATAATCACCGGCGCTGTATTTATCCGTCTGATCTAATATTCTGTTCCGTGTTTCACGAACTTGTTGCATAGGAAAGGCATCTATCAACTCCTGGTACCTTTTTTCAAAGGCTTCTTTCGGCGGTTTTTCGTAACCCTCCGGAAATGTCAACGATTCCCACGTCAGGTCATGTGAAATGGTTGGGGGTCGTGTATCGATTAACTCGAACAGGGCATTCATGAAAAGGGTGGATTTTTCGTTTCGGTCCATTATAATAATTATATATAATTTCTGGGCATGTAAAACCCAGTTACACCGCCGCCGTTTATGTTAAGGTAATCACCGCCACTGAAATAATTGATGACACGGAGAGATATTGTGTTATTTCCGGCGGAAACTTTATAAAAACCACAATAATTAAAATCGCGCCAACTACCAGCACCGGTCGTGTTGGGAGACTGATACTCATGAAATCTGTCATAACCACCTGTTGCGGAGCCGTTAAATGAATCATAATTAGCTGAATCTGTCGTATTTCTGTTTGCAACGGAGAGCCAGGCATAAAACGACTGATTTCCTCCAGCGTGGGCGTTATTAGACGAGTTATATCTAGCCCAATGCGCGTGACATTTTACGAATACCCATCCATCATACGGAACGTTCAGTGTGAAATCCCATAAATTAATTTCCGAGTTATATGCGTTAGTGTTATATCCCCACTGGTCCGGGTTCCAATGAAAATTGTATTTTTCGGTATGCGCGTGGTTAATTCTGCCGTTTTGGTTCGCTATGGATAAAGCTAACGTATCAGCTGTGTTGGTTCTTCTATAAATTCTAAATGGAACTTCTCCACTACCCTGATCATCGGTATCTATTTTCCAACCGTAATCGTTATTAACCGACGTCAATAGTAAATGGTTATTATCAAATGCTCCTATATGAAGTTTAGCGCCCGGGGACGATGTACCGACGCCGACGTCTCCCCCGCTTTTAATTGTTAATGCACTCGTTTGATGAGAACCCTGGTGGATATAGTTAATATGGAAACGATCATCGCTATCATCACCGCGTATCCTCCACCCGTACATATTAGAATCATCTGTACCGTTGTGAATAAGACGAATACCTTGTGCGTAGGCACTACCACCGTCACTCGCGAGGGTTAGATAGGTGTCACTTGTTTTAGTACTGGTATTACCAATCTGTAAGTCTGTACTCGCACTCGTTGTACCGATTCCGACCCTCGAATTCACCGTATCCACAAAAAGATTTGCTGTACCCACTTCAACATTCCCACTCACAGTCAGGTCACCCCCCACCTCCACATTCCCGGTAGTCACGATCCCCGTCGTCGCATTCGTAAACTGAATGGTATTAGACGTCACATTTCCGAGAGCCGTCGTATTTTCGAGTGTATGCGTAGTAGCAACCACTTCGACTGTTCCGAGTTGTAAAGTCCCACCTACGTTAAGGTTAGACGTGGTAGTCACACCCGTCGTGACATTCGTAAAATTTACCGTTCCGGGAACATCGGACGCTGGAGGTGCAAATTCTATAGCCCCGAGTTTCATCACGTCCGTCTGAACGTTCCCTGAAACTTTTAGATGCGCATTATTGATGTTGAGAACCGAGTTCTCGTGCGTCACGTAATACGACATATCTACTATTTGGTGAGAGTATTTTTAGCCACAATGATACGTACACCCGACGAAAGCCGCCTTGTACACGTGATTGGCTTCATCTGTGATGTTTCCGTCGGCGTCGAGGTATCTAATTTTGTAGGCTTTTTCCGTTTCTGCGGGATGATCTTCCCATTGAATTTGACCGTGTTCGTCGAGGATATTCTCTCCTTCTTCATTCTTCTTAATCACTTGGACGGGTTGGGTCACGGGCTCAAAGTCACAATCCATCGTGATTTTGGCGACCGTGTAATTGGCGAGAAACTCGGAGTCCTGCTTCTGACCGTAACCCGCAACGTTAGATGTCGTGATGTAATCTCCCGATTCAAGAGGACCGTTGATGTTCGTTACCCAAATGGCGCCTTCACCGACGGAGTTGATGTAGACGCGGGTATCACCCTTTTCCTTTTCTAAAATAGATATAAAGTTTCCGTATTCTTCTTTCCGCTCTTCTGGATCTTCCGATGTCGACACGACGCCAAAACACTTTTTATCTTTGGCGATGACAGATAAAGATACGACGGGAAGGGATTCGGTAATTGTAATAGCATTTGAACCCGCCTCGATACCTCCGCTCATTTTGATATACTTATTTTGATCCGCGGAAACGATGAGTCCTTCGAAGTTTTCAGTCTCGGTGAAAGGTGTGTCCTTAACAAACGTTCGGTGTTGACCCGTAAAGTTTAGTTGGCTATTTCCGGCCCCGCTATTAAGATATCCTTTTGCACCTCCATTATACGCGAACGCAAAATTCGTGTCATTGTGGGCGACCATTCCCAGATCCCATCGATTAGTTCCCTGTGGCTGAATGAAACGCAAGCCACTCCCGTTTGATGACTCATATCGCCCATCTGATTGCTTAATTGTGAAGCACGCCTCGGGGTCCGTCGTGTTGATACCAATTCTGACGGGTTGAGTTTGGCTACCCGTTGAGTTAATAACCATTGCAGTCCATGAACCGTATCCACCATTTCTTACATAAAACTCCATATCTGCCTGGTCATCCCAAGTATTGGCTCGTCGTATTGATCGAATACCGACCGACGCGCCGTGTCCACTTCGGGCCGAATAATGTAAGGCAAGATTTCCTAATACATTTGCCGAGGCGTTATTTTCAGTACCCGACAGGTGTTGTAAAGCTATAGTTGGTTCATTTGTAGTATCGTAAAGATGAAATTTAGTTTGTGGGGAGCTCGTGCCGACCCCAACGTTACCATCACCACGTACAGTCATTCTGATACTAGGAGTGTTTTCACCACCTTCGTTAACCCTAAAATGCATCTTATTTGAAGTTGCGAAACCCGATAATGCGTAATGTTCTGTTTGAATTTGATGTCGTCTATTTCTATATGATGGTCCAGAGCTGAAATCTATATTTGCGTTCTCATTACTTTCCCCTTCGATTAACAATTGAGGTTTCGAACCGCGTATATGTAGAGCATTTACCGGACCGTCTTCCCCGATTCCCACCTTACCATCATATTTAATCGTCATAGCACTTGACATAGTACTATTTGTCCAATCTGGGCGGGTGAAAAATGTAATACGACCCGCCGTGTTATTAGCTCCATTATCTATACCACCTTTAATTGCTCCAAAGTACCCCTGACTGGCACCAAACATAATTGCACCTCCATTACCCACACTGCTACCATCATCTTTTAAAATTAGGGTGCTACCTAGAGCACCAGCTTGGTCAAAGCTACTTGTGGAAGTTTGCCCAGTACCACTCACTGTCAAATTGGAAGAAACATTTACATTCCCAGTAACGGTTAGTTCTTTCGCCACCTCCACATTTCCACTCGCGACTAAAGACGTATCAGTATTTTGAAATTCAACAGTTAAAGGTGTCGTATTGCCAGTGGCAGTAACACTTTCGAGATCGTGGCGTGCAACCACGTTTACTGTACCCATGGTTAATACACCGCCAACGGAGATGCTGTTAGAGATGTAGGCGTTCCCGGTAATGTATAAATTGGAACTGGGATGGTCCGTTCCCGTGACTCCGATTCCTAGACTCGTCGTTGTCGTGTCGAACATGATATTCGAGGTTTCGCCGACGAACGTTGCCCTATTCGTCCCCTGAAACTTAAGATGACCGTTCGTGGACATATCTATTATGTGTCGAGAGTATTTTTAGCCACAATGATACGTACATCCAACAAATGCTGCAATGTGAACAGCGTTCGCCTCGTCCGTGATGTTACCATCAGCATCGAGGTACCTGATTTTGTATGCTTTTTCGGTTTCATCTGTTTCTTCCCATTGAAACTCGTTATGTTCATCTAAAACGTTGACCATATCCTCTCTCTGTTCATACACGAAGGACGCCTTTTCGGGGTCTTCTTTTAAAACTTCCATCTGATCAATTCTATAGTGAACACTTTCGATGATTTTACGTCTCGAATCGGGTAAAGTATTGTACTCTTCTTCATTTATTTTGACGTCGCCATACCGAATCCAATAGTCAACCACTTTGGGTTCTTTCTTAATCACTCGTTTCACTTGAGTAGGGGGGTTAAAATCGCAATCCATGAGTATCTTCGCGACTGTATAGTTGTGTAGAATATCGTCGTCTTGTTTCATACCATATCCGGCGACGTTCGACGTTGTGATGTAGTCACCAGATTCGAGAGTGCCGTTGGTATCGGTTACCCAGATGGCTCCTTCGCCTACAGAGTTCACGTATACACGCGTGTCACCTTCCTCTTTTTGCATCAACGATGCGAAATTGCCGTGTACCTCTTTCCGTGTTTCGGGATCTTCTGTGGTTGATAGGACACCAAAACACCTTTTGTCTTTTGCCTTGGTCGACAGGGATACCAACGGTAAGGATTCGTTTATGGTTATGGCGTCTTTACCGTAAGCTACACCTCCACTCATTTTTATAAATTCATTTTGATCCGCGACGACGATTAAACCTTCCTTTGTATCGAGTTGACTGGTTGGTGTATCCTTGACGAAGGTTCTGTGTTGCCCTGTGAAGTTCAAATTCGCGTTATTTTGATCAAGCATTGTACCACATAGCTTAATTGATCCACTGCGAACAACTGCGAAATATAGATCGTTATCGTTGGATGCCAGGCCTTGGTTTTGTGCACCTATCCACCACCCGTGACTTTGAGATGTGTTGCCACCGTACGTCGATTGTATGAAAAGGTTTTTTCTACCCGAACCAGTGGAATTTGTCATGTATCCGCCATCTTTACCGTCGACACCTATATGTAAAGATCCTCCCATGGATACTGTTTCAGAGGTTTGATCGGTTGTAAATTTAAAGGAATTACCAAGTCCGTACGAGTCGGTATCGGTGTGATAGTAACGAAGGTATCCATTTTGATTGGCGTTAGCACCCGATATGGTCGAGAATCGTATTCCAACCCCACCACTGCTTGTAGTTTTCTGTAAATAGAGAAGATCTGTACTACCCCTGTATATATGTAATACCTCTTCGGGAGACGATGTGCCGAGCCCGACCCGACCATTTTCAGGGATGAAGTTAAGCCCATCACCCTTAGCTATCCAACTGGCTTCACCAGAATAAAACGCGAGATAGTTGCCATCACCTGAGCCGGTTCCGTCGTATTCCATTATGCATATATCACCCGAATCTTCACCTAAAATTATCCCCGCTCGGTTATACGTTTCACTTTGTACTTTTAAGTACACCGGATTAGTCGACGAATTATCGTAGATGTGAAGTTTATGATCTGGGCTGGATGTGCCGACTCCCACTTTCCCGTCATTTTTTATACGCATCCATTCCGTGCTGTTATTCATAAATCTCATGTCCGTGTTTGCTCTGTTTACGAACATAACTCCATGGTCACCGTTAATTCTCGTCGAATTCCAGCACGCGATGTCAAATTTATCCGTCGTTCCAGCGGCTGTCGTTGAAAATCGTTGATATATGTACTCGTGGTTGGCATGAAAGTGAATTTTTTCTTCCGGAGATGCGGTGCCGACACCGAGACGACCAGCTTCACCTGCGATAGAATTGGCCGTGAGGCGCATAAGTTCTACACGAGGTACATCATTTGGATACGCCTGGGCATATGTAAAGTTTCTATTGTCCGTATCTATAGCCGAACCGGCACCAAATATGATTGAGTTGGAACCGACAGCACCAGATGTATCATTAGAATCCGCTACGATCAAAACATCAGCGTCGGAACTAAACACCGTCGTGGACCCACCGTGGATGAAACTTTCAACGTTATTCTGTCCCAATAGGATATTTCCGTGAACCTCTAATTTTTGTTGTGGGGACGTTGTACCTATCCCAATCCGCGAATTTGTCGTATCCACAAAGAGGTTAGCTGTACCCACCTCCACATTCCCACTCACAGTTAACTCCTTCCCCACCTCCACATTCCCTGTAGTCACGATCCCCGTCGTCGCATTAGAAAACTCAACAGTTAAAGGCGTGGTATTACCTTCCGCAGTCACGGCTTCGAGGGAATGGTGCGCCGATACGTTCACCGTTCCCATGATGAGTGTTCCACCGAGTTCGAGGTTCGTGCTGACGTACGAATTGCCTAAAACGTGGAGATTCGCGTCTGGGGAATCGATACCCACACCGATCTTTCCTGTGACCGTATCGACCACGGCGTTCGAGGTATTGCCGACCCCCTTAAACGTAATCTTGTCTACGTCCGTGAAGACGAGTTGTCCGTTGGTAGACATATCTATTATGTGTCGAGAGTATTTTCTTGCAAAGTGGGTTGCACTTTGGAGGAAATTTTTTAAGTTGATAAAAAGAATCCAGACCAACCGTTAAGATTGCCGTTCATGGAATGGTTTTTTACATTAACTTGCATATAATCACCCACATTCATATACCAAATCAGGGACCCCGCTATATTTTGATAATGCGCATTAGTACCGGTGGTTGCGTACAGACCAAAAAGACCATCATATCCTAATTCTTCGCCGTTGAGAAACCATTCCAAACGATGCGTTCGACCAGTTCCAGTATTACCGAGGTGGTGTAAAGTCATGTGGTAATACCCAGATATAGGTGCAATGAACTTATCCCCTTGTATTCCTCCACCTTTGTTTACGTGTATCTGGTTGTAGTTCAAAAAACCAGAGGTTGACGACGATGAAGCAAACCAGAATACGGGACATCCACCATACATATCTCCCCGTACATCCAAAGCCGCCCGAGGCTCCGACGTCCCGATACCAAGTCGACCCGCCTTGAGGGTCATATTGTTCGTACTATGTCCGAAATACTCCTTCTGATAGTCGTAGAGTTGGTAGATTTCATCGGTGGTTAGAGCTCGATTGAAGAGGCGTAAATTGGCAATTTTACCGTTAAAATAGTTAGATCCCCCATGGTTACGACCAATCCATAAGGCGGTTTGTGCGGGTAAGGTTAGGGTTCCACTGTTTACACCACCACTTTTATACACTTCTACACCGTCAACAAATACTCTATACGCAGTCGAGTCAGAACCAGCCGCACCACCATTGAATGTATACACGACATGATGCCATTTATTCTTCGTAAGTGGAGAGACAAAACCAAATTTTACATTACTACCATTTATCCCCATCGTTACTTGTACGCTTGTGTTAAATGTAAAGGATTGTCGAGTTGTAGCGCTCTCTACATCACCTATCCAAGTTAATTCAAAATTTCCTCCTAGATCTAAAGGGTTGATCCATGCAGCCACAGAGTGTACCCACGCACCAGATGGATTCGTCAAATCGTCAATTTTTATGTAACTATCCGTTCCGTTAAACACAAAGGCATTGTCTGACACTGTAATATTATTCGTCGAACTACTGTTTAAAGCTGTTCCCAAACTTGAAGGTTTAAGATCGCTGACGGAAGTGACAGCCCCGTTTTCCAAGTCCTTCGCATCATAGTAGACCTCCAACCAATCCGTGTTGGGTACGTTGGCCTTAGACTTTATAGTCACGTCAGTTCCATACGCCCCGGGGTCGTATTCGGGGAGGCCTAAAAATTCTATTTCACCCGAAGATGCGTATCCAGCTCCCGCAGATGTTGAATAATTATTATTACCATTGATAGCTGTCCATACAACTCTAAAGTAATCGTAATATTCTGATGGATTTTCTATATCAAAGTCTCGAAGTACGAGATCTTCCCAACCGTGTATTACGTCGGACCAACTTTTTAAAACTGTCCAATTACCAGTTGCTCCTACGCGACCAAGAATATATCCACTACGTGGTGAACGATGTTTTCCCAAGTTAGGGTAAGTGGTGCTTGTGAGAGGTGAAATTCGACACGTGTGTAATTGTATTTTATTGGGTATTTTTAATTCAACCCATTCCCCGTATATAGTGGTGCCACCCACTAACGAAATAGCATACGGAGCCGTCGTAGTTCCATCCCAATCACCCGTCGTCTGACTAAATCGTCGGGGGTAGCTTTGCCATGCACTATCATTGAGTATTCCATTAAAATTATTCCAAGGACCGTATGTTTCATTATTCGCCTGATTTTCCCACGAGGATGCATTCGTTACGTATCCACTCGTCCCCGATTCGTCGTTTTGGGACATCGCAACCCTCGGATACTTAATAAGCTTCTTCGACCGACTGAACTCGGTCGTCACGTTAGAGTTAAGCTTAATCGAAGCGACGTTCGCGTCGTGGTTGCACTCAAAATGTAAATTAGACGTATGGCTCGTGTTTCCAGCCCCGATTTCTATGCTCATACTCTGCGTGTCGACGACGATATTCGAGGTCGCCCCGCGGTAGATGGCTTGGTTCATCCCCTGATAATCGAGTATACCGTTCTCGGCCATTTCTATTATGAAGGGAGGTTTTTTTAAATGAAAAAAAATGGGGTGCAGTCACTTTGGAGGAAATTTATTTAGTAACTTGAAGACTATACGTAGCAAAACCTAGTAGAGTTCCACTTGTCCAACAATTGTTGTATCTGACTGCGACTGGGGTTTGTCCACTTCCACCCTGTGCCGGTATTATCCAACCATTACCTATATTTGCACCACCATTAGAACGATTTGGATCAAATAACGAGTTATTATATCCAAAACTACACATGGCAGAGTGACCATTATTATTAGCCAGTTCATATGGTAAAGAAATGTGAATACCACTTCCGTCACCGTTATCTAAATTTGTTACGCTTATTCTAAAGACAAGGTGAACTATGTTTCCTATGCGAGTGTAGTACCCAAATTGTTCGGTGTAAGTTGGAGTTGCAACGGCACCTAAAACAGGTGTCCATGAACCTTCCTCGTAAAACGATAAAGTATTTGTACTAACACGAACGGTGTCGTTTCTTCTTGCTGATCCGCCCCAAAGTTCTTGATTCAATCGTACACCACCGGAATTTATATCCAAAGCCGCCTTCGGCTCCGACGTCCCAATCCCGAGCCGCCCAGCTTTAAGGGTCATAGAGAGGTCCCCGTGACCGAACTCCTCTTTCTGGTAGGCGTAGAGTTGGTAGATCTCATCGGAGGTCAAAACTCGGTTGGAAAAGCGGAAGTTGGCGATGAAACCACTGAACATATACGTAGTAGTTGTTCCACTAAATCCACCTACATTTAAAGTGCTATTAGTTATATTCAAATCGGCCGAATTTCCAGTATGAAATGTGGATAATCGTTGACCATCTACATATATTTCTCGCCCAGCCGACCCCTGTTGACCGTTATAGGTACACGTTAAGTGATACCATCTATTGTTTTGAAACGTGGTGTGTGCTTCACAGTTGTTGGTTCTGAAATTATAGTTAATTCGGTCATTTTCGATATAAATTTCAATTCTTTTATTATCGGTATTATCACCAACCCACATTAAAGTATCACCACCCGTCGGTGTTAAGTTAGTTCCCTTAAACCACATCGATATAGTGTGAACGTAATTTCCGCTGATGGGTGTACTCGAAGATAGATATTGACTAGAATTTGCGTTAAAAGTAAACGCTTTTTGTGTCGCATCAAAACCAACACCATTAATGGGTGTGGCATCGTATGTACTCACACCCGTTTTATTATCGACAGTTGTCGGCATTGATGTATAGTCTTGTCCGTCATAATACACATCTAACCAATCCGTATTAGGCACGTTGGCCATGGACTTTAAGGTCACGTCGGTGCCGTGAGCCTCGGGGTCGTGTTCGGGGACGCCGAAGAGTTCTATTTCTCCTATACCTATGTAAGTGTCTCTATTTACAGAACCTCTCGTGAATACAAATCCAAAATAAAGATACTCATTTGTCGGTGTATCAAGATAAAACTCTTTCCTTTTACCGGTTGCAGTCCCATTTCCACCCGTTCCATCACCGAATATCTGAGCAATTCGACTATCTATCCAATTCCAGTTTGTTCCATCCGAAGATCCATATACCGTCCAGTCTCGTGGAAACTCTCTTTCCTGGTTTGGTCCATACATGATATAATGATCCAATGCGACTTTATGTGGTAACTGAATCTTCAGCCACTCTCCCTGTACGG